TACTCCTTTATCATCTGACAAATAATACGAAAATATTGATTATCAAAGTAATGTGGGTCAATGACTTCAAGAATGGAATTTGAGAAATCCTTATATAAGATAATGTTATTTAATAACTGAATTTGAAAGGTGTTTCCTAAGTATCCAAAGTTCTTTTTGTCTGACATATTTTAATGATTTTTTCTTTTTGTATATGATAAATATGATTACGCTAACGAATAGTTTAGGTATTGGTAAGATAAATTTTTAGCTGAAAAAATGTCAGTAAGTTCTCTTAATACATTTTTTATTGATGGTCGTACATCCAGCGTGTATCTTACCTTAGGTGGGTATAATTTAGCATCAATGATATGATGACAAATTGTCTCATTTCCGAGCTTTAAAATAATGTTAAATATTTCAGGTCCGTCCGTATTTGAGGTTTCTAATACGTTTTTGTCTTCCTCAATTTGGAAACGATTTTCCAACATATAAACAGCACATTTGTTTCTTAACTGAGTTTTTAAATCGTCCCGTAGTTCAAACATATATCTCATTAATTCAACACTTGATTTAGCCCTTGGGTTAAATCCTTTAACGTTGAAAAATCTTTGAACTACAAAGTTGTCGTTTAATGTGATAAGAAATTCAACTTTTGTTACGTCGTTTTGTTCTTTCATAATTTTACTTTTTGTTTTTGAATTTTGACTTTTCTTTTCTTGTTAACTTTAAAAATGGTTTTAAAAAATAAACCCAACTATCATCACTTTTTGGTAGGTACTTAAATAACCCGTCTTCCATCATCATCCGAATAAGGTTCTTGTATCCTCTCCCATCGGGGTCTAATGATTCTGAGTAATATGAATCCACCATTTCTTTACCTTCTTGATTAATGAGGGGGTTACTCAAATCAATCAGTTTTTTATTAATGTCATAATACTCATCACCAAAGATACCCTCTTTTGTTTTACCTGACAAAAGATTTTGTAGTGATTTGTTGTCTTTATTTTCTTTTAGAAGTTCTTCTCCTTTTGATAAAATATCGGTATAATCGACAGGTTTTTCAAGTAGCTCAGGGAAAAACTTAAATAAAGTTTTTTCACCCAAGTAGAAAATACCATCGATGTTGTCGGAACTATCTCCAGTAAGAATTTTGATTGTTTTGACATTATAATGGGGTACTTCAAAATCACTCATTTTGATAGTATCCCCATTCTTATAATATCTTTTTGCGGATGGTGAATAGATAGATACCTTTTCAGATATTAACTGTGTTAGGTCTCTATCACTTGAGAATATGGTTTTATCCTCATCTTCAGAAATCTGACAGTAGTATGCAATTAAATCATCAGCCTCAGAATTTTCAACCTCAACTTGTCTTACAAACATCTCTTCAAGATATTGTTTAACTCGTTGTTTCTGACCTTCGTAAGATTCTTGCTTATACTCATTTGAATCTTCTTTTCGGTTTAATTTGTATTTTGGGTATATCAACCTTCTCTGTGACGAGTTTGTTTCACTATCCCAAAAGACAACAACTTTGTTATAGTTGTTTTCCTCTATGAATCTTCTTAAGGTATTTAAAAAGTGCCAAATAGCACCGATATGTTGTCCGTTATGAAAGTAATCTTTCACTCCGTGGAAACCAATTTTAATTAAATTGTTCCCATCAACCAATAAGGTTTTTGTCACTTTTTTGTTTTTTAATTGTTACTACTCTACTTCTTCTTTTTCTGCTTTCAAATCGAAGTCACCATCAACTCCGATAATCTCCTTCCAATACTCAGCATATTCTTTCTTATACTTTTCTACGGAAGCCTTCTCCTCGGCTGTGTCTTTACCCGGTAAGAACCCGTGTGGTGTTACAATAATTCTACCGTCTTCAAACCCAAGTCCATTGATGTGATTTTTCATAACGGATACTTTTGTTCGTGTGGCAAACTTTACCGTTCGTTTATCTTTAGTTGCTGTAATCTTAGTTGTACCAGCACCTTTTTGATTTCCGAACAAGAACACCAATGATGAGTTTAACCAAATGGCTTCACCACCTTTTGCTTTAATTTTAGGTTGACCGAATGGGTTATCAGGTAATTCAACCCAAGGTTGATTTACAATAATAAGGGTGTTTTCAAACTTAGAATCAGATTTACGTGAACCTGAAATACGTTGATTAATACCCATACCAATCTTGTCGGCTAAAACACTTGCATTATGTTGTTTACCTCCTTTACCTTCATATGTCATCTTACAAGGAACTGACCCCACTGAATCCCATAAGAAACATAATGAATAATCCAACTCACCCTTCTCTTGTGCATCTAACAAACTATTGATGTAATCTGTAATTTGTTCGATGTATTCAAAGTTATTGTTGAAGATAAAGAATCCGTCCCAATCAAGTTCACCTGTTTCTTCATCAACCACTTCTTCACATTCAAATCCCATTAGTTTTGCATGTTCAAAAGACCACTTCTGTTCTGTAATGATGAATACAGGTAGAATACTTTTCTTTTGTGCATCAACAGCAGTTTTAACTAATGCTGTGGTTTTTCCTGTGTCAGAGTGACCTAACAACATATTAAGGTGTCCAATAGCAGGACCTGGTAAACCAACGGCATCTAAGAAGTCAGAACCCAAATCAAAGAATCTTTGTGGTTTATACTTCGCCGATGTGGAGAATTTTTTCTTTAATGAACCGAAATCGTTTTTCTTAATAGCCATATTACAATTCGTATACTTTAAAATCTGTAATGGTTTCTAACTTATCTTTTGCATCGGTAAGTTGTCCAACCAAATTGTCCATTTCTTCTGTGTGTTGTGGATGTTCTCCAATACCAACAGAGTTTGAGAAATAAATATATAAACGAGCCTCGGCGTCAGCAATCTCAGCCTCATACTTTTTTATTAAAGCCTCTTTTAATTTTTCTGCAATAATTGGTTTCATTTTTTTGTTTTAATTAGTTAATAAAAAAAGCATGAACACTTGCAAGGTATCCATGCTTCGATAATTTTTAGAACGGTAAATCTTCTGCCGGTTCTTCGTTAGCCTGTGGGTCTGCGGGTACAGGTGTTTCTTGTTTTGCTCCACCAAGTGAGATGTCTGCAGATTCTCCGTAAACATACTTTTTAAGTTCAGAGGACCACATTGGTGTTTCACCAACTGCAACAGCCTCTAAGTATTCTACAGGTTTTTTAGAGTATACATCATTCCACGTAAGTTCGTCTTCAATCCAACCTTCCATAATTCCTTTATCTTCGTGAAGTGGTTGTGGGTCGTCGTACATAATTGTTTGAATAACTGTATATTCTTTTCCTTGTGGGGTTTTTGCCTTTGTAAGTTCGATGATTAAGTCGCGACCTTTTTCAGCGTCTGTAACATCACCTTTAGCTTTCCAAATAGGAAGGATTTTGTCTAACACACCTTCTTGTTTGTAGTTGTGTTTAAATCGCCAGAATTTAACACCATCTTGTTCGTTGTCACGGTCGATTACTTTTACAATGTAAAACAAACGTGAACGGTATTGAGACGCCAATTCTTTGTCTTCTTTTTTACCTGTAGATATAAGTTCATCATAAACTTCACTTAATGGTGAACGTTCGTTGTCGTTTTTTGCTGGGTCATACAACTTAACCCATTGTCCGTTTACTTGGATTTCGTGATACCATACTTCAACAAATGGTGAAGAACCATCTTTGGTAGGTAAGATACGAATTCTACGTGATGCGGATTTTTCATTCTTTTGAAGAATAGCAGAAAAATACTTTTTCAATCTGTCTTCTTGTGAGATGTTTGTTCTCGGTGAACTCGACGATGTCGCGTTCTTTTCGTACTGCGCAAGTACTGAATCTAATACTGAATTTGCCATAAATAAATTTTTAATTATTACTCTTTTATCTACAACAAATATAAGTGAATATTCAAGTTTGTCAAATAAAAAAGGGGGATAATCTCCCCCTTAATATTTTATTCTTAGTATTGTTTTTTAAAACTCTTATTCTTCGTTATCGTAATTATTAAATGTCTTTTTTACTTCGTTTGGTGAAAAATTCTCTACTTCGTCTGATGTTAAAACATATTCATTTTTTCCTGTTTGTTGCATCTCTTGTTCTTTATCGTCGAAAAAATCTGTTAATTTTTGACTATATGGGTATGAATCTAAACTTCTAAGTTCTAATTTTTCTTCAGGAGTTTTAGTTCTATATTTTTCAAACTTACTTTCCAAGTCATTAATCTTATCCATTATTTGGTCCATATTTTCTAACTTACCAGCCAAGTCGTCAAGTTTAGAAAACATAGTATCCATAAACTCGTCTTGTTTTGCTTGAATTTCTTGTTGTGATGTTACAAGGTCTGTGATATCAATCTCTTCCGTATCACCTTCCTCAGTTTCTTTTTCAGAATCAACTTCTTCAACATCAGGGTCGTTTTCCACATCTACAGGTTCAGGTACTTCAGTTGCTCCTGCATCAGGTGCAGGTGCCGCCGCTGGGTCTGCTGGTGCAGCTGCCGGGTCAGCAGGTGCTGCTGGGTCAGCAGGTGCCGCTGGGTCGGCAGGTGGTGGTGGTACATCTTCCACAGGGGCCCCTTCAGGTTGTTCATTAAGAACATATGAATTAATTTGATTAAAACGTTTTAATTCTTCTAAAATTTGTTTTTCAATACTCATTACTTGATTTTTAACCGTTTAATAATGTTTTAACTCCGTGGGGGGTTTCTACTTTTAATGTTCTGTTTGTTTTCATAGTATTGTCAACTCTTTCAATCAAACCGTCTTTCATTCTGATTGTATAACAATCACCTGTGTCTAAATCACAAACTTCTTGATATCCGTTACCGGCATCACGTTGTGTGACTCTTGTATCTTTTTTTAAATATTCATCTAATAATGCTTTCATATTCATAACATTTTATTCTATAAATATAACGTTCTATGGGTTTTGTTTGAAGTATTTGTATTTATCCGTAAAGATATTAACCAAAATGTTATATGTATCTAAATTATTTTGTTGAGTGAACGACTCTATTGTCACGTCTTTAATTTGTTGGGCATTCAAATTAGGTTTAGGTGGGACCGTATTAGGGTCACCAAAAGCCACGTTTGTAATCCACGTAGTATATGCTAGTTGCGCCAATGCTTTACCATAACTTTTATTTTCGTCGTTATCAGGATTTAACGTTTTTAGTTCAGGTATAAAATTAATTACTTGTGTCATGTAAGACACCATAAAATTAATCGACTCCACAAGGTTATTGAACTTAACTATTGGTATTGGATTATTATTAATATTAACACAAGATTGTTTTAAAATTAAAGATGGTAAATTACCTTTATATATATTTGAGGTTCGTATTACAAATGGATTATAATTAATCGCATTTATTAAACCATTTTTAAGTGATGAACCCGCAACAATACCAGAACTTAAACCTAACAAAATAGACCTAAGATTAATATTAGTTGTGGTACTCTTTATTAAAGGAATAATATCATTTTCTGTGAATGCACTTTGGCTTAAATCTTCAAATGGCACAGATGGGTATTTTGTCAAAGACTGACAAGAATTTTCAGAAGCAGCAATAGTCGTTAACTGTGGGCTTTCAGAAATTGGTTGATTCTCGGCGGTTGGTTTTTCCTTATCTTTTGCTGATATTTCTTTCAATTTGCTAATAACGTTTTTATTAACAGACGCTAATAGATTGTCAACTTTCGGTAATGCGTATTTTGGAATTCTAGTTCCTTTGAACTCTGTATCAAATCCTCTTTCAGAAACATTGTGATTAACTTCTGTAATCCAATATGGTCCATAAAACATTGGTACGTGTCTTAAAATGAAATACATTGTTGGTTGTATCATTGCATTACCCATACTTGTCACACCACAATTATATGACCTTGATTTATAGATACTATATAATGACTGAGATTGTTGAGCCACTTTATCACCTGAAACTGAATTACCCATATCAGCATACACTTTGAATGATTCTGAAGTGTTTTTCATTTCGGACATATCTAAACTTAAGCTTTTAAATATACTTTGATTTCTTATACCAAAATCTACCGCAAATCCAACGACCCTATTACTTAAAGAATAATTTTGATTTGGGTCTGAAACTCTTAATGGATTATCAGGTATTCTTAAATCAAAACTATCATCACCAAATCGGTTGAATGTGTTTTCTTTTGGTTTTGGGTATTCGGAAGGATTTCCCACATATAAACATAAAAACTTAGGACTTGATTTAGTATAATCAACTTCTAAGTATGTTCCGAATAATGAATTTCCAATTTCGTTATCTTTTAATGGTTGTCCATCTTTTAACGCTTGTTGAATACCGTAGAAATTAATGTACGCCGGCATCGCCATAAAAATAAAATAATTATCTTCTAATATCCTACTAATAAGACTCATTAAACTTTGGTCTTGTTTTGTATTTAAACCTATTGCATTTACAACTTTATCAACATCTAATATATAAGAGTTACCTAAATCGCTATTTGCCCTATCCATAAAAAGAAAATCTTCAAATAAAGTGACGTTTTTTAAATCTGAACCTGCAATCCATTTATCATTAAATGTTTTTAATGTGTTATAAAGTGATAATTTAGTAGTATCTCCATTCACCGGTGTTGTTGGTAAGTCGAGGGTTACTTCAATATTTTTTAATATCTTATTTAAGTTAGAAAATGTCTCAGTAACCATCTTATCTTGTAGACTTCTTCTATCAGTAAGAAACTCATTAATAAATGTTGTAAACCTATTTTTATTGTAGGTTGGGTCTAATCTTTTTTGTTCTGTATATAATCTAATTAATGGATAAAGGGTTACAATATTTTCTTCTGTAAATGCAATTGAGTTGTCTATAAAGAAATCTGATATGGAAGATGTCTGTGTCCCTGATAATGGTTGGGTGAGTGGTGTTGCGCTTGATTGTTGTGGAATTGTTGTTTGTAATCCGGGTAATGTAGACACATTAATACTAAGAGTTACAAAATTAGGGAAATTGTAATAATATTTTACAGTCATTAAGTAATTACCAGGTAAATTATTATTCACATCATAAACACGAACATAATTTGTTTGTATACCACTTTCACCCGCAAAAGGTAATGGTGAATTTTGTGGGTTTGTTGGGTTAGTATTAAGTGGATAAAAAAGTATACTACCAAGGTTATTTGATGTAAAATTTGGGTCTCCTATTATTTGATAAACTTGTACATTGCCGTCTGTTTTACTAATGTTTATATATTCACCATCGGTTGGAAAATCGGGAAAAATGTCGGAATAATCTCCAATATATTGTAACTGTATTGGGTTATTAGGTATGTTTGTTTGTGTTTGAGTGGTAATAGATGGGAATACATTAGACGCTTGAACCGGATAATCAACATTAGGCACTAAACTAAATCCCATATATTTTCTTAAAGTTTCCCAAGCAGGTGCGTTAATCGCCAAACTTTGTATTAAAGTTGTATTTGTACCATCACCAGGTAAGGTTCCTTTTACATACGGTTCAAAAGTGTACTTTTCGTCAACTTGTAAAGTTGAAATAGTACTAAATGAGTCAAATAATTTTCTATCGAAGTTTGTCGGGTTTGCAATTTTTAAAACACAATCAAAATTCAAAAACTTATTAATAGAGGAATACATATTTGAAATCTGTAATTTACCAAGTTGGATTCCGTCTTCATTTTGATTTATAGTATTAAACAAACTACTATCAAATTCAAATATGTTTTTAATTTGATATCTTAATAGTTTAAGGTCGGCATTTGTTAAACCGTTTGTATCAATATAATTAGGTGTTGTGATTTCTTCATTTAATTTTAACGTACTAGCTAATGGTTTAAAATTACAAAAAGTTAAAAACTTTTCTTCCATTTTATCAAGTAACTCAACATCAAACAAATTAAAAATTTCATCTATTTTTGAATATACAACATCGTTACTTACAATATTAAAATCGTTTTGAAGTGATGTACCTGTTTTAATAACTTTTAAGTATTCGGTTGGTAATGGTTTTTTAACTAATTCATTATTATAATACCCAAAATTAGATGCTCCCCATAATGACCTAATACTTCCATTAAACATAGAATTGTTATCATATAACTCTTCAGTCATGTTATTGTTTTGATTGAAGCATTCAAATATTGTTTGGTCAAAAGGAATTCCACCCATAGACGGGTATAATCTAATTTTTTCAGGTTGTGATTGGTTAATCGTATTTTCTACAAGTCTATATGTAAAATAGTTCTTTTTTGCCAATTCTCTAAATGGTGAGTTAGGGTCAACCCCAACACCAAACACGTTTGTAGAATCACTATTAAAACCAATTTTTAAACCCTTATCGTAAGCACTTACAAAATCGGTCGGTGTGTATCCGGTAAAAAGATTTTCATCACTTAAATAATATTCCAAAGAGTTGATAACATTAGGATAGAATCCAACATTAAAAGAATTTTTTAAAATGAAATTATTTTGTGGGTTTTGGTACACTTGATTTTTCTGTAGGGTAAACGTTTCAGGGTTACCACTATAATCTAATATGGTATAGGTAGTTGTACTATCCCCACTTGTCGGGTCATATGATTCGGCAAAGTCAAAGTTTTTCCAGCTATCTTCTAATATGTCAACATTATCTTCAACATATTTTTTGTATCTATGCCATATTGCACCATATTTTAGTACCCAAGCATATGGTACTTGATGAATCGACGAAAACTTATTTAACGTTGCTGCTAAATAATCTAAATCAGTTAATGTGTCGTTTGTAAAATCTTTTAACTTCTCTTTCGTTGTAATTAATGGTAAAGAATTTAAATACAAATAACCTAACGCAACAAAAGAATTCTCTTGGTTATTTTTTTGTTTTGTTACGCCATCCATCAGAGCATTTACAAAATACGGTGTATTAAGTAATGATGTTGTTTGAATAAACGTTCCTAAATTACCACTATAACTTGCTCCATAATCTACATAAGACTCAGTGAGATATAAATCTTTTTCTTGTCTTGTCTCATAGAAGTTTTTAAGAGATAGTCTTGAATTTATCTGTTCGGTTGACCCTACCTTAGTTAAGTAAGATTGGGTATTTGATGCAAAAACAGTATTATTTGTAAATAACTTTATATTAGAATACTTTTCAGTTTCATTGATTCTCGCAATAGTTTTTTTGTCGTCTAAATAAATGTAACTTTTAGTTGTATTATTATAATCTTCATACGTTCCAATAGTAGAACCGTTTGCCATATTTTGTTGTAACCACGACAAATCAGTAAATGGGTATATGTCTAATGTATTTTTTTTAGATGTTGCACTATCTTCCAAAAAATCTTTCATATTAGTTGATAGTGGTAAATCGGCCGACACCTTTATCGACCTGTCTGAAAGAGTGTCAATTGAATAAATTTCGTTAGTATTTTTTATAAGGTTGGAAATGTATTCAGTATTGAAGATGTCTCTAATGTAGGTTTGCCAACTTTGTCCTTGTCCTTTATTAGATATATCTTTCATATAATCAATCAATTTATTTAAAGAATTAAATTTAAAATTCTTTAGAATTTGATTTATTGTTATATCCTCAGGAGCCACTAAGCTTATGTTGGAACTTTCAATATCTCCGTAAAACTTATCTATTTGTTTTTTTTGTGATAGTTCAAGTGGTAAGTTACCATAATGTGAACTTATATAACTTCTTTCAAAAATTTCATAGAATGTTTTAATTGCATTTAAATCTTGATAAGGGGCGGTTTTAAATGGAAACTCCAACGCATTACAAGAAACGTATTTGGTAACATCCGTTGGGTTATCGTAAGAATAGTTGGTTGTGGGTTTTTCTTTTTCTACAGACGCCTTTATATACGCCTCAACAAAACCAACTTCAGGCCAAACTCTATAATCATAAGCCTTTGTTTGTCTTATAAATTTACTATCGCCAGGGTATTGGATGGTATATAGTTCTTGTCCATTATCTTGTTTCTCCAATGTAAAATATAACGGCCAAGGATAAACAACATTATCATCGTTTAACTCTGTACTTGATTTTTGTATACTTTTTAACGCATCAACTGAAAAGTTTTTTTCTGCAGGTATTACCGCTAATAATCTATCTTTATCTGTTTTTACATTCCAAGCCTCTTCGTGAGTATCTTCCATAAGTCGATAAAAAGCATCAGCACCTGCTAATATAACTGCGAAAATATTTCGTATAGTTGGTTTAAACCCTATACCACCATCACTAGGATTTTTTAATTGTAGGTCTGCATAGTATTTTGTAAGTTCTTGTTCAATATCTTTTTGTTTCGCCTCCAAACTTTTTTGCATTTCATCAAGTTTGTCTAAATATGAATTTTTTACATAGATACCATCAGCAACTATTTTATCTCCAAAAACAAAATAGTCAGGTTCATCGTTGATAATATTTCCATTTTCATCTATTACCCGTGTTAAAAGTTGTGCTGTTGCAGCCTCGCTAATAATGAATTGTTTATACTCCTCTGAATTAACATCAGAAATAGCCCCACCAGGGTATCTTAACTTATAGGTATTCAATACGTCGTTTTGGTTATTTTGCCAATCAGTAAAATCTAACTTTTTGATTACATCTTTTATATCTTTAGTTGTGACACTAATTTGGTCTTTTGTACTTCCTTTTTCACCAAAAGTTGCATTTTCTTTGAGTAATTTGGTGTTATCAATAATGTTTTTATTTATTTTTGTTTTAAAATCTTCTCTTTTTTGTAGTTCACTTACTTCTTTTTTAAAGGGGTAATATATCTCTTCTCCAACAACATAAAAACTTGTTCTATCCAACACATTATTAATTGATTCATCATAAACATCCTTTCTAAGTTTCGCTAAATTATCTGCAAAAAGTTGTAAATCATTTAATTTTGTAAAGTCAGCCTGACTCTCTAGATTTTTTTTAAGTTTTGTAGAAAAGTTATCGACCCTATAAACAAACTCTTCAATTGACAACATCGGAAAATTATTGGGTATTAAACCTTTTCTCATATATGTTTTGTAAACCTCTTCTAACTTTTGTCTTCCTTTGTATGTGTTAAATACACTTTTATTTCCGGTACTTGGTTCGGTTACTGTTATTTGTGTGTTATACATTTTTGGTGCGTTAACCGCATATGATAAAGGAGTATCAAAAAGAAGAGCAGTAAACTTACCAATAAGTTTAAGTGAAATATTATAATTACCTGTATCGGCATCAAAACTCGCGTTAAAAGACATTAGTGATAACCTATATCTAATTGCCTTACCGTAGTAACCTTTTAACGTCAAATAAAATAAGGGATATGGAAAATTAAAAAAAGCCGAGTAAAGAGAATTCTCACCTTGTTCAAAAAGTGAACGACCTTGTATATCAACCATTTCAATATTAACTTCAGGTACTCCCGTTCCTTTAATGTTAACTCTAATTGACTTAATCCCTAATAATTGGGTGTCTTCATAGTTAGATACTGAACGACTAAATGATTGTCTACCTTCAAAATTTACAACCCTTTCGGTCGCTTGATTTGCACCTTGAAAGGTTCTTGACCCTTCTCCCGTTAATTGGTCCGACCAACTTGTATCGAATTGAGTCTTACCTTTTGGTTTTAAGAAATTAATCTTCAGAGCATCGTCACCAGCAAACATCGTTGCAATTGTCGTATTAACGACAGGTGAATCAAAAGTTTCACCAATAGCCAATTTAGTTCTTGGTATTATAAATGTTTCTAAATTTGCATAATAAACCAAGTCTTCGTGGTCAACAAGTCTTTCTTCTCTTAAACCTTCAGATGAATACACTTCGTTAGGATTGACAACGACAATATTATCATAATCATCTTCAATGAATATTTTTTTATTTTGTTTTTGTCTAACGGCCATAGTAGAATATGTGTGTATCTAATGCGGATTTATAATCTTGTAACGCTGCGGTTAATGGGTACGGTATGATTAAAATTGTTCCATCAGGAATATTTTGTTCTAATCCTCCATATAATGAATTCGCAGTTAATATTAACCACCCAAAATACGGTGTACCATATTTTTCAAAACTTATTTTATCTAACCTACTTTTTCCCTGTCTATACAAATATTGTTGGTCGGTTACTCTACCAGGTATAGATAAAAACGGCACCACAGTTTGTTGTCCGTTGATAATAAAATCTTTGTATCTGTTATAGTAATCCATTATTTAAAACTTTTTTGTAAATTAAATCTATCCCAGCCAGCATTTACTGATGAATAAATTGCGGATAAGTTATCATTATACGGTACCTGTGAAGGATTTTGTGATTCATACCACATAATTCTTTCTTTATCTAAATTATAAGGTTTATAATTGGTAAATGTAGAATTAAAATAATTTGTTCTAAAATCTGCAATTTTTTTGTCAACTGTAGTTTTAGAAGCTTTGTAAGAATCTCTTAAACCAGTAGTTGGTGTATTCAAATTTTTATCTAAAAATTTCAACCATAGTGTTTCATCATCATCATTTAAGTTTGGAATTGCTAAATCTATAAGGTCTATTGCAAATTTGTCCGAATCTTCGGTAATTTCTTTACCAAATAAAATAAAAAATACGGTTTCTTGTGGTAAGAAATTTTGATTACTTATATAGGTGTTTTGTGTAAAATCATCCCTATAAACATCATCACCAGTGGGTATCAATCCAAACTCTTGTAGTTTTTGATAATATTGTGTCATATTACCTTGTACAACATAAGAATCTTCAACTAACTCTTGTAATGTGTTGTTAACGCCAGATAATGTAGGTTGAGTAATTTGTGTGGTACCTGAAAGGTTATACACAACAACTGAATTATTTTTCTTAATAAACCCATCGTGAGCATCTGAAATATAACTTACTTTATCGATTGAACTTATTAATGGGTATTGTATGTTATTTATTTCGTTTGCGTAATTTTCTAAATCATTCAACATCTGTTCTTTTTTAATGTCTATTTGATTTTTTAATTCTTTTTTAACTTTTCTAATTTGCGTGTTTGGGAAATTTTGATTGAATAATCCAGATAGTAGTGGGCACGTGTCTCCATTTTCCACATCTTCTTTAGCTTTATTTGCTATATTTTCAATTTTAGTTTGTACATCGTATGAGTATCCGAATATATTTGTAGTGTGTGTTAAATTACCACCTAAATAATTAAAATTACCTTCAACATATTTTCTATCTTTTGTGAATACTTGTAAACCACCTATTAAATAATCCTCATTAATTTTTTCTAAAGTTGTTAATGTTTTTTCAGTGTATTCTTTTGTGATGTTAGCTAAACCACTCATCACTTCTTTATATTTTATGGTTCCTGAAGTAATAGAAGTATTTAAATCAATTGTGTTTGTAAGTGTTGTACCAATTGTTACTCCACCATCATTAACAACAGGTCTTGGAGCTTCGGTATTAACGATATTTAATTCTTCATTAACTTGTGCTAAAATTTGTGCATCGTAAACTTCTAAATTAAGTTCTTCTGTCGCCTCAGCTCTTTCATCATACATTTCTGTGTTTGCATAATAGTTAAATGAAAGTGCGTTTTGTAATTTGGCAACAGGACCCGCCAATCCGTGTGCACCAATAAAATTAAAAGATATATCAACACTTGCAATCATAGGTTGGATTCCAATACCTTCAGGATTTAAATCGAACCTACCATCGTCGTATTTTAACGATATTGTGTCAATTACGATTTTTGTGTGGAAAAAATCACCTATTCTTAACACACAAACAGGTGGCGCTCCGAACGCACTATTTGTAACATCGTTGTACAATAAAGTTTGTTGCCCATTATCTGATTGTGATACCGTAGGTATTGTGTCTCCAGGTCTCATACATTGTTGTAAGAAAACTAATCTTGAGTTAAGACCCTCAGGCGTTATTGAGTGGAATGCCGGTTGAAAGTATTTAATTTTAGATTTAATACCGTCATAGACCATCGGTTCATTTTGTTTGATGTATTCAAAATAATTACACTCAGTTAATAACTTTCTTGCTAATCTTTTTGTTAAATCTTTTCTCCTTTGTAGTGTTTGTGTTTGTACGTCTTGTTCTCTGGTGTTAGGTGAATTTGTATAAGGTTGTGAGATTGGGTCTTGTGTAACAAAAGGGTTTAATGCCGTATTTGGTTGTGTAACAGTATTACTTGTATTACCTTCTTGTGGTACAGGTGCTATTACTTGGAAATCTTGACCCGATAATTGTTGACCTGTTTGTGATGAATCTCCACCGTTAGTTAATGGTACTGTAGAATCTTGCGATTGGTTTTCATTTTCAGAATTATTTTTAGTTCTTTTAATATTACTTACCTTTGTCCTACGACAAGCCATTGCATTAATTGAAACGGTACCTTCTTCTTTTGTTGTTATAAAGTCTTTGGTACAGTTAATAAATTTATATGGTTCATCAATTAATTGGGTTTCTTCACCTACTGCCTTTTGATTAATTTTTAATTTACCTTGTTGTTGGTATTGTTGTAATGAAACTTGGCTTGGTGTTTTTTGTTTTAATATCCATTTGATTACTGAGTCAATTCTTCTTTTTGAAAGATTTAAGTTGTACGCCACGTTTGTCACCGCAGATGCACTAGCTAAGAGGTCAAACTCAATAGTGTCGCCAGCATCTAACATAGGTCCAATTTTTGCAATAAAGGACTTAGCCTCATTAAATTCTTTAGTTATATAATCAAAAAATTTACTTACTTCTTCTTTTCTTGTATCAATAAAATCTGAAAGGTATTTTACTTTAGATGCGTCAGGCAATTGTGTTAGAACATAATTTGTCCTATCTGTTTTTTGTGTATCTCCGTACGCAAATATTTTATTTAAAGCCACACTATATTTTGAACCATTACCTGAATCAATATATTTTGTTTTAGAACCAATATATAATCCGTACCAATGCTCGTAATCTTGAGTAACCGTAACCTCGTTTGTGTCAGTACCAATTGGGAAATTATTATCATAGTAGAATCCAATATCAGGAAACGTAATATTCAATGGTGGTTCCGTTGGTGGTGGTGTAGGCGTAACAGGAGGGGGTGTTGGTCCCGGTGTTGTTTGAACACAATTTTGACCTGTTGGTGTTATTGTGTTTGTTGGGTCAGGTGTTGAGAAGTTATATGCGTCACTTTTTATTGCGCAAATCTCTCCACTATCACCAGGATTTAATCCGGTAAGGTTTATTAAATCCCCCGAACAACCCGTGTACGTTAAGTCAGTTGTAACACCAATTTCATATTTTAAAACAACACAAGGTGCCGGTGTAGGTGTTGGTTCAGGTTCTGTGTCTATATCTATTTCTTGTTCAAAAGTTGTGTAATTATTTTCTTCAACAACAGTAACTATGTCTTCTGTTGTTAAAATTTGTGTTTCAAATATATCACCAGGGGTAAACATTGGGAATTTACTAACCAAATCCCATAAATCGTACTTCGTACATCCAGCAAAGAATGAATCGATGATTTGTGTAATTTCACCATTATTACCAACATTTTCAAGTTCCTTATCGACTAAAACATTTAAAATCGATGGGTGGTCGACAACTATTTTAAAAGATATATTACCCTTTCTTGATGAATTAGTATATGTGTAAATAGGTTCTGTTCTACCTAAAAAATTGTTGTCTTGCCAAGAAGTATTTATACTTTCGTTGAAAGATAAATCATAAGGAGGAAACCACATTATTCGACCACCATTAGGTCCTTTTTCACATCCAGGTAAATCCTCATATGTATAACCTTTTTTGTTCGAACTTCTCCAAGCTAGATTTTCCAATGAGAACATATATTTTTTTACCTTCCCATCTTTTACACTATAACCATCAACAGGTGAAATATTTAAGTTATATGTATTATCAAGTACTGAGTTAGTATATCCTCTTATATTACCATCCGTTTTTTGAAGTTCGTCGTAAGTATAATACGGCCTGTCTTTTGTAAATACTCTACAATACTCAAGACCCGTAGGTGTTGCACTACTATTAGGTGTAGAATTTTGCGTCGTATACTTTACAACTCTTGAACCCTTTGTTAATTCTTGGTACCCATCATTAAAAACTTTGGACACTTGATTAATTGCGTTACCAACGTGTTCTAATGGTGATGTACTTCTTTGTCCCGCGTCTACTAACTTTTGTGTTACATCTAATAGTGAGCCAGGAACAAAATCAAAATTTGTGGATTTTGTACTATCATACCCAACAAGATTACCAAAAGTAAATTCGCTATTGTCAGCATATTGTTCACCGCCACGACCCTGTAATTCTCCAATTTTAGGGAAGTTGTCTTCACTTGGGTTTTTACTTCCTACCCAAGTAACTCCACCAAATATGCCCGAACCAATCCATTTTACGCCATCTTTATTGGCTCCTGCACTATAAAGGTTTCTACTATTTAAACCAAATTGAGTTTCATTAAGTTGTTCTCCCTCATATAACTTACCCATATTGGAGTAAGATAGTACAGGTCCCATAGCTGATGTTTTACCGTCTTTCGCATATGGTAACTCAGGTGCGGGTGAAAGAATCTCTGTAAGGTGGTTCTTTCTATCACCTATATAGAATACACCCGGAGGTGCAGTTAAGTTATTACCAATTTTATAGTTTGGTCTATATGGGTTGTATCTTAATTGGTCGTATAATAATTTACGAGTAGGTATTGATGTATATTCCACCAATAATTCGGATGCGGATTGATTCGCAGGTTGTAAAGCACTAAATAATGAACCAATAGCCCCACCAATTATCGATAATGGGTTAGTAAATGGTCCGTTACCAATTCGGTCAGGGTAGTCAAATAACTCACCAGGAATATAAGAATATGGTGAATATAACCCACCTAATTTAGCTGCGAAGTTTATACCTTGCCCAAAAATAAAATCAGGTGTTGTAATATTATAAACTCTCGATATAATAGGAATGTTACCAGTTAATAACCCAATAGCATCAAATGGGTCAGTATTTGGTTGGGCTGATATTTCACCGGTATCAGGATTAATGTTTGAATTTAAAACATTTACTTGTCCCAATGTTTGTTGGAACAATTCTAAGGCAACTCTATGTTTAAACTCTTTGTTTAATTGTCTCGCCCCGATATTCGCTAAGTCTGAATCTTGTGATAAACTTCCATCAGAACCTGATGGGTTATCACTTAATAATATACTATATGGTGTATATGTAGAAGGTAAAAATATAAATGTATTGTCTGAATTAGCATATGGTAACTGTAATGCTATTTGTTGTAGTGTTTTAAAGTCTGATGGGTCATATTCACCGTCACCTGTAGCATACCTATTGGATAGGTACGCCTCTGTTTCTTTAACCCCTCCAACTAATTCTAAAATACTACCGTCAGAATCAGTAACATCATAATTACCCTGAGGAATTGTTAAACTTTTTAATTTTCTATATGGTTCAACTTCAGTTTCACTCTGACCTTGTTCAGGTCCCCATTGGTTTTGTAAAAAATTTGGTTTCCTAACGTCTTCACCTACAATTTGTAATTCACTATCTACTGTGTCAGGAAATCCATATTCCCCTTCATTCGAGTTTGTTTGTAAATTATTATTAATTGAAACTTCGGTTGTTGGTAAATTTTCAGGTCCGTATTGATTGCTAGCAATTAAAACAGGTCTATCACTGTCTCCTTTGTTTTCTAAAGGACTATTAATAGTGTCGGGGAACCCATACTCACCTTCATTAGCGTTTGTCTGTAGATTGTTGTTAATAGAAACCTCTGTGGTTGGTAAATTTTCAGGCCCATACTGATTATTAGTTATTAATATTGGCCTATCTGATGCTGCGGTCGTTTCTAAATTACTACCAACAGTATCTTGTACCGTGTATTCACCCTCACCGACAGTATTTATAACCTTATCGTTATTTACATACCAAGCCGTTGAGCCAAAATCTGAAACACCGTTTTCAGGTCTATAAACATTTTTTATGATTATTTGTTTTTCAGTCTCATTTCCAATCGTTTCTAAATCACTACCTATAGTGTCAGGATAACCATATTCACCTTCATTAGTTTTATAATTTAGATTATCATTAATTGAAACCGTTTCACCATACTCATTTGAACCATTTTGAGGCCCATATTGATTAATTGGAAATAAAATTTGTTCTTGTTTATTTCCTATTTGTTCAACGCTTAGTGAGTCAGTCGGAACTAAGTCATTAACGCTGAATTCAATGGAGCCGGGTTTTTCTTCTGAAGAAAAGGCATTTTCAACTTTATATGGTGGGAGGTTTCGCACCAAAAGTTTTTTTCTAAAATTTTCACTCGAATTAAATGATAGTGGACTTTCCATTCAGTCTTTTATTCATAAATAGATTATTTTCTATTTTTTTAGGAAAGAACTCCTTGTTGTCTTTTATAATCATTCAATTTATAAAGAACTGTATCCATTATTTGTTTTTGCATTTCAGGCGAATTAAACATTTTCGAAATTTGACCATTATCACCACTAATCGCTCCGTTTAAATTAATATTAATGTCTATCGCACCAGTAAGATTACCACCACTTTTTTTATTTATAGCATCTGTTAAATTTGTTCCGAATGCAACCTCATCACCAACAATACCTTCATATAATTTCCCCTTAGCTAAAAGTTGTGGTGCGGATGAAGTAGGTCCCATTAACAAATCATTAACTTTTATTTTTTCTTTACCACCTTGTAATTTGGCTTGGTCTGCCATTCTATCCCCTTGTCCCTTTACTTCAGTGTATTGTGTGGAATCCTGATAGTAACCAAACAAATCATTTAAAGCGGTTTTACTTTCAGTGACGGCATCCGACGCTAAGTTTTTAGTGGTATCTGCGACACTTTTTCTTGAGGAATCTACTTTATTTTCTAACGCAATACGTTCTTCAGGTGTGAGCGATTTCATTATGGTTTCTTTAATTTCTCTAATGTCAATAGCTTGGTCTTCAGCAATAGTAAGTTGGTCAATAGCCAATTGTCTATCATCCATCGCCATTTTTTTTTGGTAATCAGCCAATGCCTTATCTAATTCTGCTTTCTTATCGTCATCTTTTAATATTTCATCTAAGGTCTGATTCTGACTATCAAAACCCGGTATATCCACCATTACTTTACCAGTCCCTTTTTGAATGGTTGAAAGTCCAGCCAACAGTCCTTTACTTTCTTCAGATACGCTTGATAAATCTATAGCATTTTCTATGAATTCTAATTTTGCAGCCTCTCTACCCATTTCGGACATTTTTTCAAAATCGGCACCTACAATCTTTGCTTGTTCAGATAGTCTATACATATCTTGAACCGGCGCCTTAAACTCACCCGTTTCTTTATTAAAAACGTACGCCGATTTTGTAGACTTAATAAGTTCGTCTTGTATTCCTTGTAAATCACTTTGAGCCATATAAAGTAGTTGGAATGGGTCACCTAATTTACCTACAGCCCCACCTAACATTTGAAATGCAGAAGCGGCTTCAATCGCACCTTCAGGGTCTAATACTTTAGATTGGAGGGATGCGGCCCCTATATCACTTATTGCCGTTCTTAGTAATTGAGCTTGTTTGACCATCTTGGTTAGACCTGCAGTTCCTTCTTTGAATCCAAATCCACTTAATTTTTTTAAATTTGAATTTACTTCAGTTATAAACTTATTTGCATTGAGTCCTAACGCTATGGCCTCTTTTCTCATTTTATTCATCTGTTCTAACGCTTGTTGCTGAGTACCACCATAACGTATCATCTCTGCAACCATTTTACCAACAGATTCCGCACTCATTCCTGCTAATTTGGAAAACTGAACCATATTAGCAATATTTTCAGTACTACTACCAACCATTCTACCCATTTCAGACGCCATACCCCCAACAACATCAGCACTGTCCTTGAATGTCGCACCTATTTTAATATTCGTGGAATACGCTTCATATAATTGTTGTGTAAAGTTTTGAGTATTAAAGGCGACCCCACCCATATTCCTTTGTAAGGATTTAGATGTATTTTCTATTGAGACGATTTGTTGTGTTAAATTTTGAAATACGGCCTTCACATCAGGTCCTACAAAATTTTTAACAGCGTCTCTTAAATTAGTTAATTGGTCTATTACATCATTACCTCCCGTATATTCAGAGGTACTTCCAGGTTGGCTCGTGGGGGTTGTATTAAAAAATAACATTTTTTATTATATAAATATTCAATTAAGATTTTTGAAATGATTCAACCAATTTTTCAACAAAGTATTTTCTTTCGTAGACAGGCATTTTAAGTAAGTCACCATATGAAAAATTTCCATATTTGACCAAAATAAAAATTTCATCCATTAAAACTTGCTTATACGGTAAAGAAAGGCCGAAAAAATTCCGCCCCAAAGGTAAGTTCAACTTTTACCTTTTCTCCTGACGGGGCTGTTACTGATTTATTAACATCCAATTTCGGTTCACATTCTGATATGAATTTTCTAAGTGATTTTGAATCCGCAATTGGCATTTGTCCAACGAACCTTGATATAGATTCTCTATTTAAATCTCCCTCTATAGATACTATATGTTTTTCTAATCTTTTTGTAACTATTGGAGCAACCATTCCTGATGGGTATTGTTCTTCAATTTTATCAAGTTCCCTTGTATCAGATAAAGTTAATAACTTTAATTCTACTTTTTTGTTTGTTTTTGGTAATGTGAACTCAAAGTTACCATTTACATTTTTTTGATGTAGTGATTTGATATAATTTATTTCGTCAAACATTAACGTAACTTCAAAACGATTACCGGTTTTTGGGTCAGTTAACACATAGGTATAATCTGAACCAAAGGCCGTGTTTCTAAGGAAAAGTAAAATCGCCTTTACGTCACTATCAATTAATTGATTAACGTCAAATCCTGGTTCATAGATTTTATTTTTTAAAAGAGTAAAGATTAAACCCTCCTTTACGGTATTTTGAGATAAAATCAAATTTTCATCGTTTGCTGTGAGATATCCAACCTTTAGAGATTCTTTTTTTGGTTTATAACTTTCACCTCCTGATGGTAATTTAACTATATCATGCGGAAGATTAAAATCCATTTGTCCGTATTGTGCACTTTGGTCCATAATTTTTTTCTTTAAAAATAACTTGACTTTATCTTATGTAAATAAAAAATCCCACCTAAAATAGATGGGATTATATAAAAGTTTATAATAATTTTAGTATACCAAGATACATCTGTCAGGACGAAGAGTAGCTTTAACCGTAATCAAACCGTCTTCACCATACCCTAATGAATCAAAGTCCACATTTGTTAAGAATGTTCCTTGAAGAATCCATTTTTCAACCGCCACCCCTGTTGGGTCTAACATCTCAAGGTCGATATCTTTTTTATAACCCGCAGCATAACCCATACGACCTGTTACAGACTCAGCGTGTAAACGAACCCATTCCATTAATGCTTGTGATGCAGAAGGGCCAATCGGGTCACGGAAAGTTACATCAATTGAACCCCACTTAAATTGACCAGCAACATAAGTTTCTGTATTTAAGAATGGAATTGCAACTTCTTTAATTTCAATTTTTGGTCTTGATGCACTTTCAACATACCAAGAATTAATCCCCAAAGAAGATGGGAACGTTATAATAAACCTATTTTTTCTTTTAGGTTCATATTGAAAAGGCATTTTCATTAGTAAATCAGCCATGTCGTATTAGTTTTTTGTTTCTTTTATTTTATTATAAATATTATGAAGTATTTTTTTTTCTATTTACTTCCAGTTTTTTTGAAGTTATGGTTGCAATATAAATAACTTTCTAGTATTCTTTCTTTTCTCCTCCTTTAGTTAAGAATATTTTTACAGGGTTATCTTCTGGATATTCTTTAGATAGATACCCTTTCATTGATTGAGCATTTCTTTCGTCGTCATCTGAAAAACCAATTTTTGCTTTGTATTTATCTTTGACAGAAGACCACAACTCCTCAGAATAACTTTCGTTGTTCAAAATATCATTCTTAAAAAATGCCTTTTTACCTATCTCTTCGGCCATATCCTGACAATAAGCGACAAATTTTTTAATTGCTTTATTTTTTCCTTCTTCAGGACTTGCTGCCGAATTTTCACCGTAACTTACAGGGTAAAACCTACAAAGGTCCAAATACTCACGTAATTCTTTTGGTGTAAGTGCTTTGATTTTCTTGTCATCACTCACCTCATTACCTATGTTTCTATATTTGTATAGATTTTCAGCTAAAGTTCTACTATTTAAACCATTTTTATTAGCCATAATAAGATTGTAAACCCCTTCTTTTAATGTATCTGGGTGGTGTCCTCTAGCGGTTATTATAGAAAATATAGAACCACCATTCACACACTCAATAAAATCGTTCCAAGAAGGTCCTGCAGGTGCCATCATACAATCCAACAAAAATCTTTTGTCACCTTTTGTCCCAAAA